GGATTGAAAACACTTTGTTATTACGTTAGAACAAGAGCTATCTCAACAGGGGCAAAACACTTGGCTATGGACGTATCAAAAATTAACAAACCAAAAGCAACTCCTGAACCACCAAAGGTTGATTACAGTTATATGAATCTACCTGACAAACCTGAAAATAGTGAATTTGATTGTTTTGGATGTTCTTCTTAAAAAAATCCGATGTGTTATCCCGAGCTAGGTCGGGATTTTTAATTTCATACTATTTATGAAATATGGGTAATGGTGTAACATACGGTATTAATTTTCCTTTTGGTGATTCCTTAACTGGAAAATATCTTAACTTATCTGAAACTCCTAGTGATGAGATTAAAAATAATTTAATACATTTATTATTAACTCGAAAGGGTAGTAGATATTTTTTACCTGATTTTGGTACAAGATTGTATGAGTATATTTTTGAACCATTAGATGGACCAACATTTAATGATATTGAAACTGAAATAAAGGATTCTGTCGAGACATATATACCAAACTTATTGGTTACATCAATAAGTGTTACCGCTCTATCATCTGAAGAAGCAGGTGCGTATGTTACTACAGAAGGAAATGTTGTTAACACACAATTAACTATATCAGGATTGGCAACTAAAGAATATACTGCTAAAGTAAGAATTGACTATCAAATAACAAATGATGTCTTTAACTCAAGTAGTTTTGTAATAATTAATATATAAAATGGCAAACAAACAAATATCATACACAACAAGGGACTTTCAAAATATAAGACAAGAGTTAGTAAATTTTGTTAAAGCGTATTACCCTGAGTTAGTTCAAAATGTTAATGACGCTGCGGTTTTCTCAGTGTTTTTAGACCTTAACGCAGCAGTTACAGATAATTTACATTATCATATTGATAGAGGTATTCAAGAAACTGTATTACAATACGCTCAACAGAGTTCGTCAATATATAACATTGCAAGAACATATGGACTTAAAATTCCTGGTCAAAGACCGTCAGTTGCTTTAGTTGATTTTTCAATTGTAGTTCCTGCTGATGGGGATAAAGAAAATATTAAATATTGTGGAATATTAAGACGAGGTTCACAAGTATATGGAGCAGGACAAGTTTTTGAAACTGCTGGTGACATAGATTTCTCAAAGGAAACAAATAGTGAAGGTTTTAGAAATAGAACTAAAACACCTATTCAAAATGTGAACGGGATAACAATAAACTATAGAATTACTAAAAGAGAACCAGTAGTTAATGGTATTACTAAAGTTTTTAGAAAGACTATTACTACCTCTGAGTCAAGACCATTTTTAGAATTGTTTTTACCTGAGAAAAATGTTTTAGGGGTTACAAGTGTTTTATTAAAAGATGGACTAAACTACAATAATGTTCCGTCTGTTGAAGAATTTTTAGGTCTAAACAATAGATGGTATGAGGTTGATGCGTTGGCACAAGATAGGATATTTGTTGAAGACCCAACAGGTTCACAGAGCGCTGCTGGAAAAAAAGTTGGTAAGTATCTTCAAACGAGTGATAAGTTTATAACTGAATATACTCCACAAGGATTTTTAAAAATAACATTTGGTGGCGGAAGTCAATCTACGGATGAACTATTAAGAGAGTTTGCTAGAAATGGAACACCTTTAGATTTATCTAAATATTCAAATAATTTATCATTAGGTTCAACAATTACTCCAAATACGACACTGTTTGTTCAATATAGAATTGGTGGTGGATTGGGAACTAATTTAGGCACAAGTGTTATCAACCAAATAGGTACGATAAATTTTGCGGTTAATGGACCGAATCCATCAATCAATAGTTCAGTTATTAATAGTATGTCTTGTACTAATGTTACTGCGGCTATTGGTGGGGCTAACGTTCCAACTGTTGAAGAAGTTAGAAACTTAATTGGGTTTAACTTTTCTTCTCAAAACAGGGCGGTAACAATTAATGATTATAATGCAGTTTTAAGAAAAATGCCATCACAATTTGGAGCACCTGCAAAAGTTGCTATAACTGAAGAAGATAATAAAATTAAAGTTAAGATGTTATCTTTTGACGATGAAGGTAGACTAAGTTCAAATGTGTCAAGTAGTTTGAAAACAAATGTCTCAAATTATTTATCAAATTATAGAATGATTAATGATTATGTTTCTGTTGAAAGTGCTGAGGTTATTGATTTAAAACTTGAGATTAGTGTGGTATTAGATTCAACACAAAATCAAGGAACTGTTGTTACCAATATAGTTAATACTGTTGATACTTTTTTTAGTCCTTTAAACAGGAACATGGGTGAAAATGTTTATATATCTGAATTAAAAAGATTAATACAATCATTAAATGGTATTTTATCTATCAGTGAAATAAATGTATTCAATTTAGTCGGTGGACAGTACTCTTCAAATCAAACATCACAAGCTTATAGTGATAGTGCTACAAAACAAATTGGTTTGATTAATGAAACATTATTTGCAACACCATCACAAATTTATCAAATTAGATTTCCAAATAAGGATATTACTGTAAGTACTTTAAATTTAAGTACTGTTAACTTCTCTTAACTTTGAAACATAATTTACTATTTTGAAAATAGTAGCTAAACTATTTATTAAAAAAGTAAAATGCCGAAGTCATATAGAATACGTACCCAATTAGGTATTAATCAAAATATCCCTGTTAAGATACCTATAGTTTTAGAACAAAATTTTGATACTTTAGAAATTTTGTCTTTGGCCATTCGTCCTGATGATATTTACATTAGAAGTTGTGCGGATTATGGGATTGTTTGTGGTAGAATATTTTGTAATAATGGTTTTGGTATTCCCAACGCAAGAGTTTCTGTATTTGTCCCAATCGAGGACATAGATACTCAAAATGACTATATTGCGTCATTATATCCTTATACAAATTTTACAGACATTAATGATGATGGATATAGATACAATCTCTTACCTTATACTCAATCACACTCAGGTCACGTACCTACTGGTACTTTTCCTGAACGTTTAGATGTTTTAACTGATAAACCACTTATTCAGGTTTACGAAAAATATTACAAGTTTACGGTTAAGACTAATGAGTCGGGTGACTACATGATTTTTGGTCTTCCATTGGGACAACAAACTTTATTTATGCAAGTTGACCTTTCAGATATTGGTGAGTTTTCATTAACTCCTCAGGATTTGATAAGAATGGGATTAGCAACTGAAGATACTGTTAATGGTTCAAAATTTAAATCGTCAACAAACTACGCTGAGTTACCACAAATTATAACAGTTCAAAAAACTGTTCAGATTGAACCATTTTTTGGTGAGTTTGAGATTTGTAATTATAACATTGCGAGAGTTGACTTTGATTTAACATCTGAGAATAATGTTAAACTTGAACCTACTGCGGTTTTTATGGGTTCAATAATATCTACTGATGATACTCAAAAAGTTGGTAAAAACTTTAAATTTTTAAATGAAACACAATCGGCATGTAAAGTTAAAAGGACTGCTGGTGAATTATGTACCATGACCACAGGTCCGGGTCAGATAGTTGCTCTGAGACAAACAATTTTTAATGATAAAGATGGTAGACCAATTTTAGAACAAGCAACATTAGATAATGATGGTAAAGTTATTGATGAAAATGGTGTATGGGTATTAGAAGTACCTATGAACTTGGACTATGTGTATACTGATGAAAATGGTGTTAAAAAAATAAGTAGTGACCCTAAGTTGGGTGTACCTACAAGAGGTAAATATAGATTTAAAGTTAAGTGGTCTCAATCACCAGCTTTAAGTGACCCAACTAAGAGAGCATATTTTTTATTACCAAACATTAAAGAAAGAGGATGGGATGACCCATTTACTGACCCAATATCATTAGCTTTTAGTGAATTTGATTTTACCGATAGTGGTCAGTTACCTGATAGTGATTTGGTTATTGCAACACTTACAGTTAACGAAGGTGATATTTTTAGGATTAAAACGGTACAGAATGTTAGAGATTTAACAATAACTGACCCTAATGGTAATCCTTATCTTAGTCAATTATTTAGAGAAGTTGGTACTTACACATTACAATTTTATAGGGAAGACCCTGCGGCACAATATCTTTTTACATTTTATAATATTCCTTTTAACAGATTTATGTTGGAAGGTTCTTACGCTTTTAGTTTAGATTGGAATGATTATGCGGTGCCTGATGAGGCAATTAATTGTAGAGATACATTCTATGATATATCATATAATAAAGTTTATACGACAACTCAGTTTATTGATAGGTATCAGGGTAGTCGATTTGCTTGGAATACTGTTGGTGTTAAAAAAATTACTGATACAAGTTGTCAGGGGGATTATAACACATTTCCAACTAATGACGCTTTCTATAGGTTTGATTTTATTTATTTAGTAATATCATTTTTCTTAAACATATTTAAGTTTCTATCTCTACCGATTTTATTTTTAGTACATATCCTTGCTTGGTTAATGACAACTGGTTTACCATTGTTATTTCTTTTCTTAATTGGGTACTTTGGTATACAAGCCGCTCAAGATGCTAGTGTGGCGATTTCTTTTTACTCTAACGTTGTAACTGTTGGTGTTGGTGTTGGTGCGGTTACAGTATTTAACTGGGGACTTCTTGCTCTTGCGATTTTGTACACCCTATACGCAGCAATATATGTAGGTTTAGGGGTTTTATTGGCAACCCAATATGATAAACTTAAAGAGATTGGAAATAAATTGAAAAATTTTACTCTACCATTAGTTTTATATACCGATGATGGATGTGAACGATGTAAGTGTAATTCATCGACATCTATTGACACTGAAATGGATGGTTCATTAGGTTCGTTCCCACAACCACCTGGTGACCCTCAAACATCTTTTTTAATTAATTCAACAGCAACTGTAACATATAATGGAATACCTGCAAATCAAATAAATAATTATGCTCAAGTATTTGGAGGTTCTTTAGACGTTAATATAAAAAGATTCCCAATCCAAGAAACATATTATAATAGTCTTGAAGGAGAATTAACTCTTACGGGTGAATTTTATACGACAACTGTATTACCAACTTCGGAATTATATAATTTATTTAATACCAAATCAAAATATTTTGATAACGTATCTGGGTTTGGTGATGGTTTTGAACTTGGGTGGAATCAAATAAAGGTAAAATGGTTTCCTAATGAAAATCCGGCACCTACTGCTCACCACTTAGATAATATTATGGTTTTAGTCTTAGATAAATCAGCACCTGATTATACATTAGGTCAATTATTATCATTCCAAGACGATGCGTTAAGTGGTGATGCCAATAGAAATGTAACAACTGGTACAACTATTTTTCCGACATCAATAAATGTAAATTATGCTAACCCTGATTTTCTGTCAAATGGGGGGTCTAATTTAAATACAACATATATTGTACCTGTTTTATCTTCAACAACATCTGTTTCTGGAACAAGTTCTTTCGCTGCGGATGTTGAATACTTCCAAGTTATTACAGGAATGACTATCGCTCAATACGCGACATTGGCAAATTCAAATTCCCCTGAGTTAAGTTTTGGAGTTAGATATCTTCAAAGAATTACTCCGTCAATCGGTCAAAGTGTACTTAAAATTCCAATGATTAGGACATTAGGCGGAAATCAAGCTAGTAACGTAGTTTATGGTAATGATTCAACAAACATTTATTTAACTAATTATATTACTGATTATGATGAATATAAAATAGTTTTATTACAACGTGGTATAGATGCTCATTCACCTAGAATCCCTCAAGAAATTGATTTGTCTCGAATTTTTGGATTTCCTACATATAATAGTGGTTTAGTTATTAGTGGAGAATTTAAAATGAATTATCCTATTACAGGAACAATTTATTCCGATAGACATGATGAAATATTAAATAATACATCAAATTTATTTAAACCAAGTTATACGTTTACTTATATACAGAATGATTATATAACAACTGGTAATACTAGATTACCATCATATTATTCATCGGTAGACTCTAATTTGTTTAATGAGTCAAATGGCGGATTAACTCATAATGGAAGTAATATGAATAATCCTTATCCTTTTATTGACCCCGACGACCCTACGATTAATTATGTTGGTACACATATTTTAAATAATATTACTGTTCCTAACGGAGAGGTTTTGACAGTTAATTCTTCAAATGTATGTAACGAACCTTCAGTAGACACATCATCACCGAATTCATTTAATCCCCCATCTTATCATGTAAATTCACTTACAAAAATATTTACAAGTCCTCAACCTATACCTACCCCAAATGGAGCATATCTATTTTACACTAGACAAGTTGATAATCGATGTATATCTAACCGTAATGTTTTAGGGTATCAAGGTAATGAAGTTGTTGATGGGTCATCATTTATGAGAAGTAATTTTTCGTTTAATGGTCAGACTGGTGAATTTGGTCCATCAATAATATTTAATGACTATATGCCAAAATTTACTGATGGTTCAGGAGCTTTAGGTTCTGCCATTCAAGACTCAAATTATCAGGCCCCATATAATGGTAACCCAAAATTTTTCTCAACACAATATTCGACAGGAATGACCACTTCTTTAAGTAATGGTTCAAATATTGTATTTAGGTCTGATAGATTACCTACCTCAACAACTATACAAACTGCTAGAATTAATAGTTTCCTATTACATCAAAATAGTCAATTTGCTATTTTTAAAGTTAGTGATGCTGGAGAAGATGTACAAGTTATTACTATTGATACCACACCTCAAACAAATAATGAAAGTTCACAAATTTTTACACCACCAAGTTATGCAGCGGTACTTGACAGTTTAAGTGATTGTACTAAAGCCGTTCCATTATCATGTTATGTGATTGCTAACGGACAACCTGTTATCGCAACTAATTGTAACGAACTTTATATGGACCCATCGGGTTCACAAAAATATTTTTTACAAGGTTATGGATGTTATAATTTTGTATCAAAGCCGATAACAACCTTAGGTCAAGATATTAGAAATATTGTTGAGTTGTTTACAAGAATTAACTTGAATTTAGCATTGTGTTTTGATGTTGTGTCTCACAACTTTACCAACCAATATGTTAATGGTACGTTATATGCTTATCCATTCCAAAACCAAAGAATATTTGATTTAAATAATAATCCGTCAAGTTTATATTGTACGGATTTAATTTACTTACATGACCAAACAAGTAACTTCTATTATAGAAGTAGTCCATTTGTAATATATGACCAAGCAACTACAGAAATTGGAAGTTTTCAGGGGAAAAAAAATAATAGAGGATTTGCAACTAATACTGGTAATGAAAAATACTTAGGCTCTCCAACAACATTACTTGATTTAGGACCGAAGTCGGATTTTATACAAGAGTTAGTATATAACGACAACTATGATGGGTATATTGTTGATAAAGTTAAATCAACATCATTTCAAGCAATTAGTGATATATTAAATTTATTTATTTTAAGTAGATTAATTAATACCTCATTTACCCAACAACTTATACCTAGTACAGATAATCCTGATGAAGGTAGTAATGACCCATCGGTTAAAGCATTATTTTCAAACACAAGATGGAATTATAATGGAGTGACTTTAGTACCTGGTTATGTTGATGGTGATTATTCACAAATGATATCGATAAATTCACAATTTGGTATAACGGAATTTTCACCTGAAGCGTACGGTTCAGACTCTGTATTTTTTGGTCAAATAAACAATTTCCCTGTTTTTGGTTTATTACTTACAGGTGACACTCAAGATAGAGATTATATCTCTCCAAGAAGAACTAATTGGAATAGTTCAGGTACGTTGATAAATAATCAACAACTAATTGATTGTTGGTTTACTAATATTACAACTAATTCTCAGGAAGTTCCATTTTACCAATGGGGTTTAAATTATGGTGGTGGGCCAACTACAAATATATTTGGTAGTCAATCAAACAATTATAGTACAAATGATGGGGCGTTTTTCTCTTACAAATACCAAAGTTTAGACAGATTAAATCCTGCGTCACAATATTTTCAAAATGACCAAAGTGATGGTTATTACGTTAGAGGTACTCAAATTAATTTTGACAATAACGGAGTACCAACTGAGTTAACACCACAAAACTTTGAACAAACGTTTTTGGTTGGAGCACCATTCTATTTCTATTTTGGATTAAAGAAAGGAGCAAGTGCCATGGATGTGTTCATAACAAAATATATTAATACTGAAACAAATGTCTGATTTAGGGAGTACTAGATATATTAAAGGTTCTTTAAGATTTAAAGGAGCAACTGATGAAGACATCAGTTTACAAATTCCTATTGAAAATACAATTAAAGAACTTGAAGAATACACAAGAAATACAAATTTAAATTTAGCTCAATTATTTGATACTGAAAGACAATCATCAACAATTTTTGTTCCTACTTGTAAATTTAATATGGTTTTTGAAAATGCCTATGAAGGTGTTGCTGGTAAGTTGGTTAACAACCAAAATTATCCGTATCCACCATTTAATAATAATTTATATTATTCTAATACTTTAGAAGACAAACAAAGTCAGATTGGATATAATTGTACCGAACCAATTGCTTGGATAGGATATCCTCAGTACGATGAATTTAAATTTATTAGAACTGATTACGGAATACCGGGTTGGACTATTGGAGCGAACAAACATATTAAATTTCAGGCAAGTGAAACTACCTTTTATAATTGGTATTTTCATTTAACTTACGCTTTTAGTTCAACAACTGCGACGACTATGCAGTATCAAACAGGTACAACAATAACAAATAGTTGGACTGCTGGTGATGGTATACCATTTATAATGAATAAAACAAATGATGGTGATGGGAAACCTATGTTGAGATTTGTATGTCCATGTCCACACGGATTAACTCCGGGTGAATATGTTTCGTTAAGTTTCCAAACAGGAGGTAATTGTAATAACATACAAGCATTTGAAGTTTATAATTTAGGTAATGGTTTTGTTGACTCTGAACTCACAATTTTTGATGTATATGATGTTGGGTATTTGTGTAGTGTTTTTATGGACGGGGCACAAGGAACATTTAAAAGGGTTTTGGATATTAATAATATTGATGAAACAACTTCAAAATATTACGTTAGATTACATAAGATATTAACACCATATAGACAAGCAATAATTAATAACTCAGGGTTTGAAAATAATGCTTTAAGGACAAATAAAAAGTTTGAATCAAAGTCATTACAACCACCATACTTAAATAATCAAGGTAGAGTATCTGTTAAGGAAGATAGTTTGTCTTATAATGTTTCCTTCCAAGAATACCTTGATTTAAAAGGAATGATTGATAATCAAAGAAGACCTGTTTCAGAGATATTTGTAACTGTTATTAACAGAGGTTATTTTGGTTGGTTTAATAAACCTTATGGTTCAAGTAATGTCTCTTTAAGACAAGGTTGGGATTTTAATTTAGGCCCTCAGTTGAATGACTGGTGGTCAAGCCAGTTTTCATTAACAAATGTACCAACCAACTTTTGGAATAATCCAAATACATTTGATAATTACGAACAAAACGCGATACCATTAGTTTCACAAAGAGCATTTTATTATAACAGGGATTTAAATACTGGTGATACAATTTACGGAGACTATTGTGAATGGAATGATTTTGACCAAAAAGAAAGAGTAATCTCTGATTATTACCATAAGTTCACTTTTAATCCTGATAATTTTTCTATTGGGCCTAATATTCAAAACCAACTTGGGTATTACTATAAACCTCATCATACTTTAACTGTTAAACAATATTCACCATATGTTGAACAGAGTGATGAGGATAACCCACAGAATTTTAGAATTGAAAATTTTCCAAATCACGCTTATTACTCTGTAAGAAATAATGATTTTAGATGGAGAGATTTATATCCATATGGTTTTATAGATGAAACTAATGTTGGTGTTGATTATCCATTTATGAATGGTAGACATTATTTATATGATAATTTCTTTTTTAAAATAATACCTGAAGGTACTAATGTGTTTAACACTAGTATTTCAGTTAACGACCCAATAATTGACGGATGTGAATAAGTATAAAATTTTAAATACAAATAACAATTTTCAGTTGCAGGTTAATATCCCAACTACTTGGGATTTTGCCAATCGTGGTGATTTGATTGATGACTACGAATCTATTGTTGCTAAAGAGATGGTTGGGGTACCTCAAAACTTTGAGATGGCTAGGTTCTCACGAAAACCTATTTTAGATAGTAATAACGAACTTAATACTTCAATTACATATAAATTTTATTTTGCTGATTATACACAAAATACATTAACACCTAACGCATTGGCACCGACATGGTATAATAGTTATGAGTTGGCAAATACATTCACTCCTGAAGAACTTAGGACTAATGCGAAGTCAGTTCAAAAGTCTTTCTTTAAAGTTGACTTATATGATAGTAAAGATGCTAGAACACAGAAAAACTATTTAACTTTAATATTAAATGGTTCTTTAAGTTTACCGACAGAGGTTGTTACAAGTAGTTCGACTACGACTACAACAACAATTTATAAATGTACTAAATTTTCAATATATGGTTATAAGGCTAAATCTGTGAGATATACTACTTGTTGTAACACTACTTTAACATATGTATTTACTAATGAGGATGCATATTTAACTGAAATTTGTGTTTCAGATGGTACAACAATATCTATAATCTATGAGGGGGGGGTTATTACACAAATTCCTAGTCAGGAAGGTACATATAGTGGTGGCGTCAATGGGAGTAATCCCATAACATTAACTGAAATTAGTGATTGTACATGTGTTAATGCTGATGGTAGTGAAACAAATGTTACAATTAATACTACCACAAACACAACTATAACTGGTGTTGTACAATCTTTAGCTCCAACTTTTGAATTAGACCATATCGGATTAAAAGAATCTTATTTTATTTATTGGTTTAAAGATTTTGATATTTTAAAACTCGATAAACTTTATATGAGAGTTAAATTCTTTAATGGTAAAACTGGTGAATATACAACTTTTACAACCCGAAAACAAACTAGTATTAATACAAATAAACCGTTTAGAATTGACAACGATTATTTTTATCGTGAGGTTACTTTTGATTTTGTTAATTACTTATATGATGTGATTGGCTCAGGTAAAAGTTTATCAATAATGGATTGGTACGAATACATAAACCCACCACAAAATAACAGTTAATGGATACTATTAAAATAAAAATATCACCTGAGTTTTTAAAGACTGATATTATTAGTGAAACTTATGATGGTAATACTTTTGGTATATACTCAGGTCTTACTCAAATGTTAAGTGGTGGAACAAACGGTTCTTCATTATTTACAGGATTAACAATACCGATTGTATTAAATCAAGATTATCATGATATAGGTTACTACTCAGTGTTCAATGGTGATATTAGTCAACAAAATGTTAATGTTAATTTTCTTTTTAGTGCAACAACTGGCTCACCATGTACGTACTATGTTTATAATACAACAGAAAGTACAATTAATTATTTACAAGATTCAACATACCAAGTTGATTGGGGGGATGGTACACCTGTCCAATCTATAACTAATTTTTCACCTGATTATATTAGTCATGTATACTCGCAATGCGACTCAAATAACCCTCAAAATTTTGTTATTACCTTAACTCAATTTAATAGTTTTGGTATACTAACAGTTCAAAAGACGGTAGAAGTTCCATTTACAAATGTTCAAATTTTAAATCCCTTAGGTACAGTTACTTTTGTTTCACAAGGTGGTAGTTGGAGTACCTCTCCGTCATCGTATAACTTTACTTGGACTGGTGACTCTAACCTTAACCTATATGAACAATCATCTCCGGCTTATGTCTCAGTACCTTATGTTATTTCAGGGTCAACTCAATCAAGATTAAGAGAATTGGCATTGTATGGTTCAAACCCATATCAAATTGGTGTTAACATATCAATACCTGATTGTTCAGGATGTACGGGAACGGTCACAAATATACAAAATGGATATACTGCATATACTATTAATAATATAGATTATTTAGATTTTTCAGGTGGTACCTCAATATTTGTTGCATATTCTTCAGGATTAACTGAATCGATGTTACACTATAGTGCGATAACTAAAAATGAAGTTTTAATGAATGTCATTGATGATTTTCAAATTGAAACTACTGTTTTGATTGAGAGAGGGGTTAATAGTGGGTTAGAGAATTTTAGAAGAA